ACTTGGAAAATACCCAAGGAAAGACAATCTTTATCAAGGGTTTTTATCTGAAGACTATGATACTGAACCACAAACAAGATTTTGCACTGCATCGTATTTTAACATATTAAATGACCCTGAATCTGTTAAAAAAACAATTTTAGGTGAAGAGCTTATACTTAAAGAGGATTGGGTAAAATATATAAATGAAATTCTATACGGTTTTGATACGTTAATAATCCCTAACACATCAGAATCACTTGACGGACAAGACCCGATAACGATTGATGGACAGTCAGGATTGGTTGACGTATATAAAGAATTAAAACGTTCGTCCGACCTAGAAATATCTTCTTTAAAGTTTGGATTCTCTCAGAAATTTACATTGTATAATCCATTTAATTTAGAAAAAGAAAGAAACTTTACGTACATACAAAAACCACAATCGCAGGCTGACAGCAATCAAGTGTTTTATTTTAATACAATATTTACTGATGGTATAAACTCAGGGACAGACTTAGAATTTAACGGAAAATATACATTTAACTAATGAGATACTACGACAGATATCAAGACTTCTTAATCAACGGAAAACAAACGGTTGTACCGTTTGTGTCATTACCTGCAAAACCCACAGATAAAAAATTTATTTATAAAGTGACACAGAGTAGGTTAGATAAATTAAGCCAAGAATTTTATGGTACTCCTTATTTTGGTTGGTTAATATTAATGGCTAACCCAAAATATGGTGGGTTGGAAAACAACATTAGTGACGGGTCAGTTTTAATTATACCCTTTCCTTTGGTAAATTCTTTACAAGATTATAAAAAGGCATTAGACACTCACTTCTTCTATTATGGCAGGTAACAAATTTTTTAACAATCAAGACGTATATGTAGAAACAGACTATGACAACATAATAATTATAGACCCAAATAAAGTTGTTGATAGTGATGGTACAGTATCTGAACGGTTAATCAACCAAGAAGAGTTAGTTATGTACGCTAATTTAGAGACTAAAGTTATACCTAGAAGTAAATTAGTTGTGGGTAGTAATTTTCAGGATACTATTGAAAATATACGAATAGGGGCGTTAGACCAAGATAAGTCTACTGTTATAAATTTTATGAAACCTCAGACCGTTAATAATGGTCAATCTCAAACGCAAGACGATTACTTAGATACCTCATGGACTGATAATTTAACTTTAGGTCAAAATAGAGGTGGGGACGCTGACAGTCAAATGTTAGGAATTACTAATATTTCAGTTAAAGTTAATGCGTCTTTTGCTGCTATAGTTAGTATTGAAATGGAGGATGTGCAAGGAAGAGTTCTATTTGAACAAGGAGAAAACTCACCGTATAGTGCATTCTTTCAGTTCCCATATCCATTATTTACATTAACACTTAAAGGATACTATGGTAAGGCTATTAGGTATGAGTTAATGTTAAAAGATTTTAACGCTAGATTTGAACCATCTTCAGGTAACTATAAAATCAGTACCAATTTTATAAGTCGAACATATGCAATGTTATCGGACATTCCAATAGAGGCGTTATTTGCATTACCACATATGTACAGTAGGACTACAACAATAGGAACTAATAAGACTAGTAGTCAACCAGGTTTGGATACACAAGAATTACGTCAAATAAAATCCACAAAAGGTTACGACACAATTAAAGAGGTCTACTCCGCTTACAAAGCCAAAGGACTCATAGAAGATAATTTTCCAGAGTTAACAATTAATCAAATGTTAATGAAACTACAAAATTTTGAAAGGTATGTTATGGAGGCCTATGGTAAGGAAGATATGTCTCCACTAACTGAAATTCAAAAATACTCAAACACGATTACAGAATATAGGAATCAAATATATGGGTTATTTACGGATAATTGGTTTAGTGAAAACATTAGTAACAGGTTAGGTTTAATAGACAGAACACCAAACTCACCTATATTATATCCCATAAAAAATAACGGAGGAAAAAACGAAAAACTACAAAAAAGAAAAGACTCAATCTCAAACTTAGAAAGTATAATTAAAAAATACAATACCATACTTAATGAAAATCCTGTTTTTGGTACTAATGGGAGTGTGAAAGTGAATGGAAAAAAAATAGAGACTTCATTAAATTGTGATATTAAGATATCTGACTTTAAGAAACAAAAACCGACAGAATCGGAAGTGGATTATAATAATACATATGAGTTAAGATACAAAGGGACGCCTACTGAGTTAGAGTTATCCGACTTTAAAAATAATGTGATTATAAAGGAACTTGCGGTGCCACCTACAGTTGTTAACGCGGAAACATTGACAGTCGAAGAAGATTCTTTATTAAATCAGTATATTGTATTTGGAGACCAAAATAATTCTAACAATTTAACTAAAAATAGTTTTTTAAGAAAATTAGAAGAATTACAAGATAATTTTGAAACTAAAAAACAACAAGTTGAAGAAACAATTTCTTATGCTTTAGCCGAAAAAATAAAGTCTCCTGATGTTGGTTTAGGATTTAACCCTACAATAAATAACGTTATGGCTGTGATATGTGCATCCGCAGACGGATTTTTAAGGTTAATGGATAAAGTTCACGATGATGCTTGGGATAAAAGAAAAGACCCCATTAGAGTTGGTGCCATTATGTCACCCGAAAAATCGGAAGGAACAGAGACAACTATGGTAAACGCCTTATTAAATGGGTTAAGTGCTTACGGAACTGAAAAAGAAGATTCACCAACAATATACCCGTGGCCTCAATATTTTGTAACCTCTATAGATGAGGATGGTAACGAGCTATATGAAGACAAATATCCTGGCGACTCGTCGGAAGTTAATAAAGTACAAGGGTGGAAATATAGTGTGTGGCCTGAAATACAGTTTGTTGAAGAGTTTGTTAAAGGGTCGGTACAGATTGAAAATCAAACATTAGGTTTTAACTATCCCAACGAACTTAAAGAAAACCCATTTATTAGTTGTAACGCCATTGAGTTCCCATTTCAAGGACAGCCATATAATGATTTAAGGATTGTTTCATTTTTTTACGAATTATTTGAAAGAACTTTTTTAAATTCTAACTACACTAAATTATATAGAGAAAGTGGTTATAATAATGAATTGTATAGTGTTTTCAGTGATTTTGAATACATTAATTTACAAGAATCGGTAGTAAAATCTCCTGAATTAATTGAACTATTAAAAAACTTTTCATTCAGTTACGAAAACTTATTAAAATACATGAGAAGTATTTCTAATAACGGACAGGGTCAGAGTTGGAATTTATTTAACAGGGGTGATTTTACTACCCCATATATTAAGTCTTTAATAAATCAAGATTTTGGGGTTTATAAACTTTCATATTTAGAGGGTAATTCGATTAGGGTATCCTCGTCTAGTGAGAGTAGTGATAAACTGATAAAATATCTTAACTCAAATCAATCAGACGAGTTAACATTTACGGATGGTTATCCATTTAATAACCTTACTTGGTTACAAAACAATCTATCGGAAGGGAGTAAAGTCAATTCTATAAGAATTAGTAACGACACTTCTAAAATGTTTTCATTTAACGAGGACCAAAAGACAATAGCTTCGTTTTCTAATGAGGACGAAACATATGATAAAAAAATGTTTTCATATTTTGAATGGATAACAAACACGTCTACCTCACCTAACCAAGAAGTTTCGGAAATTAATCCAAATCCAAACAGTAACAGTGAAAATATATTTGAGACTAATAATCAAGTAATTAACTATTATAATAATAGAACAAAAGAAAAATTTATAATTACAGAATCTACTTTAGAATACGGTAATAATTACGATACTACCAAAAACTTTATAACTAAAACTCAAACCACGTCATTATTAAATACGCCTTATTTTACTAACGCAATTCTTAAAGGAGTTGAAAATGAAAAAAATGAAATAGAAAATCCATACGTGGCTTTAGGGTATCTATATTTAAATTCCTTACCTCTAACAACATTAAAAGAAAAATTTAAATCATACAATAATAATGTCACTACAGATTTAAACTATATTTTTGCAACATTAAATAAATTTTCTTCAGTACATAAAGTCCCTTATTATTGGATATTAAAATATGGTTCCATATGGCATAGATATAAAGAATATAAAGAGAGTGGTGTCGACATTTTAGATGATGTATGGAAAGACTTTGACTATAAATTTGCGTATGACCCTATTGGAGGAGATACATCTAAGTCATACACTTTTGAAGATTATGGTGGGAATAACGTTACAATAAAACAATTAGAGGAGGTGAGCGGAACTATAGTGGAAGATATTTCCCCTATACCTAATGAGGTGTTAAATATAACATACCCATACGTCACTAAGAAAGTAGAAAATGGATTTTATCCAAAGGTAATAAACGAACTATATTACTACTTCACTAAAAAAGATATTTTTACGTCTTACACTTCAGATGAAATACAAACCGCACAAACTGAGAAAAATTTAAAAATAGGTAATTCAGATAATGGAAGTATAGATAAAATAATATCTAGCGGAGATACGAGGGGTCAATACAATATGAACAGTTGGTCACAGTACTTTAACATAAAAGGAAATTATGATTTTAGAGAAAACCAAGAAGATAAGATATTAATTATACCGTCTTTTGGTGATGTTAAATTTAATCAAGCGGAGTTTGAATGTTTTAATAATCAGGGTAAATATAAACAGAATTTAACAACTAATAATTCTATTTATAATGGAAGTGTCAGGTCTTTTTGGGCGTCATCTAACTTCGGGTATTTTTCTAATGAAATGGTAAATAAACCAACACCATTACAGTACATTAAAAATATAGACCCCGAAAATAAAAACACTCAACCGTTTAATATAAGTAATTCAGATACTTTACAATACTCATCTATAGACGATATATTTGGAGTATTCACAAAAGAAATGTTGGATAATTTTGAGTCTTACTTCTTAAACTTTTGTGAAGTAGATACTAAATATAACATTAATAAGGTAAATAGAGGTGAAACTACATTTGAAAAGTTTGTAGAATTAAGTATGGGTCCTGTCGAAATAGATAATGAAAGGATACTAGAATTAGAAAGGATATATAACAACATACCATCTACATTTAACGGATTAAACGTTAACGGATACAATATAAATTTATCTACGGTTATGAAGTCACTATTTATCATCGATAAGCCAACAATAACCAATAACATAGATGAAGACCTTAAGAATATAAGTGACGGGCAATTAACTACTTTTTTAAATTATCATATTGAAAAGGCGTTATATCGTGAAGTTGTATTAAAAATAGGAAATCCGGGAAAATATGACAATAAAGTTTACGGCTCAATAACCACAGTCAGTAATCAAATGATTAAGGACCCTTATGACTTTAAAACATACATCCCTAACAGTTTACCAACACAAAGTGGAAGTACTACTTTAGGTGAAAGTAGGGGAAATTACACAGACGCATGGAACTCTATGTATCTAAATGTGGGAGAGTTTAGTGAGGTCGGATTTAAATACTCTGATAATGGTTCGTATTTAACAGATTTTTTCGTAGACATGGATTACGAATTCAACGAAAGTAACGTTGTAAACTTATCATCCCTAATAAAAATATACGCAGCTAAAAAATCACAAGACAACACATACAATAAGAGTAAATTCATAAAAGATTTAAATGACGCACTTATAGGTAAGGAAAAATTCCAACAGAATATATTAAATAATATTTTTATTAAACTAAACAGACAATTACCCTCTGTTTCGGTCACGGATGACGCGCTTAGAATTTCAAAAATTGATGGAAATGTACCTAAGTTAGAGTTATGGAAATCGTTCCAACTACTAAATGATAAGTGGGTGTCTGGACAAGATTTTAAAACTAGAACTATATTTGAAGATTTTTTATTTTTAGACCGGGCCAACAGACCTATAGGGGATAAAATTGTGATAAATATTAAAGAACTTGAGGGGTATTTAAGAGGTAGAAATGATAAAACTACCGTATATTCTTTACTTGGGACAATATATGAAAAAAATAATTTTGTTTTTATGCCAACACCGGCATATACAAACTTTTATGGTAGAGATGATAGAGTAAAAAAAGGGGAACCTTTCCCACAAGATATACCGAATGATTTGTTTGGAACATTCATGGAGGTCGATGCGAGAAACAGTAGACCAAAAATGTTAGGGATATGGATGGGACCTCCATCAGAAAATTTAGGTATGGAACAAAATAAAAATATTAGGAAAGGTAATGACTCATTTGATATTACTAACCCGTCAGACTGTCCATTGAGAGAAAATCAACAAAATAAAGATAATTATTCGGATAGTAATAGATGTGTTGGGTTTCAAGTAGACTTTGGTAAAAGAAACCAAGGAGTATTTAACTCAGTATCTATTGACATGAATCAACATAAAAATATTGGACCGACATTTGGGGTCTTAGAACAATTAGGTGCGCAGGCGTCAGGTCAAAAGGTTGCACAACAAACTCAATCACTTTATAATTTTTATAAATCTAGAAGTTATACATGTCAGGTACAGTCTTTAGGTAATGTTATGATACAACCGACTATGTACTTTAACCTAACAAATGTACCTATGTTTTACGGTCCATATTATATAATGAATGTTAATCATAGTATAAGTACGAGGGGATTCACGACTAATTTTGAAGGGGTAAGAATGCCTAAATACTCATTCCCAAAACCAGATAAATTGGTTGCCAGTGTAAACAGAGAATTGTTAGGCCTATATCAAAAGAAGTTAAGGTCTATTGAAGTTAATAACCCATCAGGAAAAACAAATAATACAATTGCATTATCTGAATCCAAAAATGTTAGTCAAGTCCCTGAAGAAAAATGTAAATCACTAACTAAATATAGTGATAAGACATTTGTTGATATGACACCAACTACTGTTAATGGACAAGAAGTAAAAGAATACGTAAATAACAACCAATTCACAAACAATAAATTAAAATTTTTCATATATGGAATTGCTACTCATAACCTACCAGTTAGGCAAAATGTGTATAATAATAATTTAATGGATTTGGTTACAAGTAGAGAAATAAAACCAACACAAAGGACGCAATATTTCAACTCTCAAACTTGTATTATTGTTAACGAACAAACATTTCCTATCGCTTCATTTTCAAGTATTAAAGATTCGCTCGATTTTATGAGAGCTACATTTAACCCACTGGGTTCAATACTTGAGGCGATGGATAATGAACTTCAACAAACTCAAACGACTAATACAACACCTAAGGCTTTAGCGTATTTATATTTAGCTCAAATATATGAGATTGAGCCAATACAAGGGACTCCACAACAGATTATTGCCATTATAAAAACTAAAATAAATGGTAATACTCAATACAAAGATGAGTATCAAGAATGGCTTGATATTTTTACATCGGTAGTTTCTAGGGGGGATATTTGAATATTCCAAATAATCAATATATTTATATAAAAAAGAGTAATGAACATAAAAAATTTATTAGACACATATCTACAAAAGGATAGTCGATTAACTGAGCGTGATAACGGAAACGGATATAAAGAAGTGTGTGATTTAGATACCGGAGACTGTTATACGGTAAGAATGAGAGACGGGTTAATCGAAAGAGTAGATAATACTATGAAAGTTAATAAAACTCTAAGAGTTGAGACCCCACAGGGAATGAAGACACTATTAAACGGATAAAATAAAAAATATTATGTCAATAGATAAAAAAATATTAAAAGAAATAAAAAGACATCAAAACATAAATAATTATGTTTTTGAGCAAGAGGAAGTTACGGACTTACCTGATGAAGGTGGTGAAGACATTGCTCAGACAGATGACTTAGAGGTTGACGAAGTCCCTGAACCTGTGGATGTAAGTGATGACCCAGACGTTGAAGTTGTTAGTGGTGATGATGAAGTTGATGTTACCGATGAAGTCGGTACCGAAGAGTTAGACATTACAGATTTAGTGACGACACAAAAAGATATGTCTAATAAACAGGATGAATATATGGATACTATGTTTGGTAAATTAGATGATTTAACAAGTAAACTCGGAGAGATGGATAGTATATTAGACCGAATTAATCAGTTGGAAACTAAAATAGAAAAATATAGACAAAAATCTCCTGAAGAAAAATTACAGTTAAGGAGTTTAGATAGTTATCCATATAATCAAAAACTAACTGACTTCTTTATGGATAAGCAAGAAGATTTAGAAAAGACAGGAAAAAACGAATACGTACTTACAAGTGATGACATTGAAAGTTATTCGGACGGCAATATTAAAAAATCGTTCGACCAACCATTTGAAGATGAAGGTCTCATGTAATTAAACCGTGTAAATATTTTTATTAAAAAGAGACTATTGAGTCTCTTTTTTTATTCTCAGTAATTTGACTTAAGTTAAAAATCATTTATATTTGTATAGAATAATAGATAAATTTTTAAAGAATAAAAGAAAAATGGCAAACGCACTCGACGCAGTACTAGCTCAGTACGACAAAAATGTCACATCTCGCGGTAACGGGGATGGAATGACTCAAGAGCAAAGGTTGAAGAAGTACTTCACTACGTACCTACCTAAAGGTACTAAATCCGGACAGTCTAAGATAAGGATACTACCAACACCCGATGGTTCATCACCATTTAAGGAAGTTTGGTTTCACGAGGTTCAAGTAGACGGTAGATGGGTTAAACTATACGACCCAGGTAAAAATGATGGTGAACGCTCCCCATTGACTGAAGTCTACGAAGAACTTATGTCAACAGGAAAAGAGTCAGATAAAAAACTGGCTATGCAGTACCGTCCACGCAAGTTTTATATAGTAAAGGTTGTTGACCGTGATAATGAATCAGACGGGGTTAAATTTTGGAGATTTAAGGATAACTATAAACAAGAAGGTATCTTGGATAAGATTATCCCAATATGGAGAGCTAAGGGAGACGTTACTGACTCTCAAGAGGGCAGAGACTTAATTGTCGAACTTTCTAAATCTAAAACTAACTCAGGTATTGAGTACACTGTAGTTCAAACTATTATGTACGATGACCCAACACCTCTAAGTGATGATAGTGATACGATGAAAGAATGGATGGAGGATGAAATGACGTGGTCTGATGTGTACGCACAAAGACCTGTAGAGTATCTTGAAGCGGTCGCAAGGGGAGAGACACCTGTATGGGACTCAGAACTTAAAAAGTTTGTTTATGGAGACAATACTATTGAAACGATTGGTGGTGGTGATGAGAAAGTAAAAATTAATGAAGAAAAGGACCCACAGTCGACTACTAAAGTCGATGAAAATCTTCCTTTCTAAAGATTACAAATGTTAATGGTGAGGAGGGATAATCCTCCTCACCATTATTTTAATTAAAAAAAAATGGCAATTAAAAAGAAAGACTTTAAAGATATTAAGAAGAAATTTTCTTCATCAGCTAAGTTTAAACCGCAAAGGTTTTATGATTTAGGTACTGATTTCTTAGATGCAGTAGGGGTACCTGGACCGGCAATGGGTCACCTTAATATGTTTTTAGGTCACTCGGATACAGGAAAAACTACAGCACTTGTTAAAGCTGCTGTTGACGCACAAAAAAAAGGTATACTCCCTGTTTTTATAATAACAGAGCAGAAATGGTCTTTTGAGCATGCAAAACTTATGGGTTTTGAATGTGAAGAAGTTGTTGATAAAGAAACGGGAGAATTAGATTGGGATGGATTTTTCCTTTTTAATAATAACTTTGAATATATTGAACAAATTACTAATTTTATTAATGAATTGTTAGATGCTCAAAGTAGTGGAGATTTGGATTATGACTTACTATTTTTATGGGATTCAGTTGGTTCAGTTCCATGTAAGATGACATATGACGGTAAAGGTGGTAAGCAACATAATGCGGCAGTTTTGGCAGATAAGATAGGTATGGGAATAAACCAAAGAATATCAGGTTCTCGTAGGTCAGATTCAAAACACGAAAATACTTTAGTAATTGTTAACCAACCATGGGTTGAACTTCCAGATAATCCTTTTGGTCAGCCTAAGATTAAAGCTAAAGGAGGAGAGGCTATTTGGTTAAACTCATCATTAGTTTTTCTTTTTGGAAATCAAAAAAATGCGGGTACTACAAAGATAACTGCGGTTAAAGATAAAAGAAAAGTAAAATTTGCAACTAGAACTAAGGTCTCAGTTATGAAAAACCACATTAATGGGTTAGGTTATGAAGACGGTAGAATATTAGTTACTGCTCACGGGTTTTTACCCGGAAAGGATTCCTCTGAGGAAAAAAAATCTATCGAAAAGTATAAATCTGAAAACTCTGAATATTGGAAAGATATTATTGGTACAGGTAGTGACTTTAAGTTGGAAGAAGAAAGTTTAATTCTTTAAGTATTTTAATGTGACTAAGACCTTATTAGTGGATGGAAATAACCTATTTAAGATAGGTTATCATGGAGTACGTGAGTATTATCATAAAGGTAACCATATTGGTGGTATATATCACTTTGTTAATACTTTACGTAGATTTATTTCAGAGTATAACTATGATAAGGTAATCGTTTTTTGGGACGGAAATGATAACTCAATACAGAGGAAGAAAATTTTCGCAGAATATAAAGAAAATAGAAGGTATAACAGACTTAATGATATTCAAAAACAATCATTTGAATGGCAACTCAAAAGAGTAAAAGAGTATCTTGAGGAAATGTTTATACGTCAGATTATAGTTGATGGTAATGAGTCAGATGATATGATAGCGTATTATTGTCATATCTCTGAGGATGAAAACAAAACTATATTTTCTGCGGATAAAGACCTAACACAACTAATATCTGAAAAAGTACAAATATATTCTCCAACACAGAAACAAATGATTAAGTACGGAGATAAAGTTAAATTGAAAGATATATCAATACCCCATCAAAATGTTTCTACTTTTAAAATTATATCAGGAGATAAGTCCGACAATATTGATGGTATTTACTATTTTGGTGAAAAAACTTTTGTAAAACTTTTCCCTGAGATAGTTGATTCCGTGGTCTCTGTTGACGATATTTTAGAAAAAGGTGAAAAACTACACGAAAATGATAAGGATAACAGAGCGTTACAAAACCTACTATCGGGTAAAACTAAGAGAGGGGTATATGGTGATGAATTTTATGTTATTAATAGGAAACTTGTGGATTTATCAGTACCTTTGTTAACTGAAGAAGCGAAAGAACTAGTTGAACTTTATTACTCTGAAGATATTGACCCTGAAGGTAGGGGGTATCAAAATTTGATGAGGATGATGATGGATGATGGAATATTCAAATACCTACCTAAAACTGACAACGCATGGGTTTATTTTCTTACCCCATTTATGAAACTAACAAGAAAAGAAAAAAGAAGATTTAAAAAAAACTAACTTAAAAAAAATTAAAAAATGAGTAAGGAAAAAAGTGAAATGACTAAAATGGAGTTTCTTCTAACTCTTAATGATAATATCATTGTTCAGAGATATTATAATGTTAAAAGTTATAACAAAAACGCGAAAAATAGTTTTGAGTTGTACGAGACAGTTATGGGAATTCAAGAGGAGATTCATAACGACCTTAAAATGAAATCTATAACCTATATGTTAGATAACGAGTATCAAATTGCTGCTGACCCAAAGATTATGGAGACGTCTATGACGGACGAGGCAGAAGATTTTAACGTATACATTAAATTGAATGATGATGTTATATACCATCGTATATGGGATGGGAAAGTTTACCCACCCAAAGTAAGGTATACCGTTGACGTAAGACCTCATTTGAAGTCTGTATTAAAGGCATTAACTAATGTTTTTTCTACTGACAAATTGACATATGAAATCGCGGGATATAACCTAGTTTGATTATATTTATTAAGACACGTATTTTAAAAACTGATAAACATGTCTAAGGAAAAAAATTTTGGTTATCTCGGAAACACATTTCAAAATCAACTACTTAATAACATCGTTCTTTACAAGGACTTTGCGGCGTCTATTGTTGATGTAATTGAACCAAAATACTTTGACAATCAGTACTTTAAACTGATTATGCAAATTATTAAGGAGTATTATATAAAGTATGAACATACTCCTTCTTACAACACCTTAGAACAACTTATTAAGTCTGAAGTGTCCTCACCCATGGCTCAAAAAATGGTTTTGGATATGGTAGAACAAATTAAGGAAGCCCCATCGGAAGGTGAAATTTTTGTACAAGAAAAGGCTTTAAAATTCTGTAAACAACAAGAACTACAAAAGGTTATGGGTAAGGCTCAGAAAATCATTGATAAAGGTGATTTTGAGAGTTATGACCATTTGGAGGAAATGGTTAGAGAAGCATTACAAGTTGGTGAGGTAGACACTGGAACTGCAGATGTTTTTGCTAACTTAGATGACGTTTTAGAAGAAGATTTTAGACATCCGATACCTATGGGTATACCAGGTATTGATAACCTTTTGAAAGGAGGTATGGCGAAAGGAGAATTGGGAGTTATATTAGCACCTACAGGTGTTGGAAAATCCACCCTCCTAACTAAAATCTCTAACCACGCATTTAATTTAGGTTATAACGTACTTCAGATATTCTTTGAGGATAACCCTAAAATTATACAAAGAAAACATTTTACGTTATGGACTGAAATAGCTCCTGATTTATTGTCTTTACATAAGGACAAAGTCATGGACAAAATTAAAGATATTCGTGAAAATACACCAAATAAGTTAATCTTAAAGAAACTTCCGTCAGATACACTTACTATGAATCAGATTAAAAATCAAATTCGTAAGATGACTGCAGAAGGTAATAAAGTTGACATGGTAGTACTAGATTATATTGATTGTGTAGTTCCTGACAAAAACTTAGGTGATGAGTGGAAAAGTGAGGGTTCAGTAATGAGAGGATTTGAATCGATGTGTCACGAATTGGATTTGGTAGGATGGACAGCAACCCAAGGTAATAGAAGTTCTATATCTTCTGATGTGGTTACTACTGACCAAATGGGAGGCTCGATTAAAAAGGCTCAAGTAGGGCACGTAATTATTTCTGTCGCGAAATCCTTACAGCAAAAAGAAATGAATTTAGCTACAATCGCCATCACTAAGTCTAGAATTGGGAAAGACGGTGTTGTGTTTGAAAATTGTAAATTTGATAACGAGATGTTAGTTATAGATACTGAACAAAGTGTAACCTTCTTAGGTTTGGAAGAACAAAAAGAAGAAAACAATAGGAAACGAATTAAAGAACTCCTTGATAGAAAAAAACAAAAGGAGAGTAATTAATAAACCCTAAAATTATTATAAAAATGGAAAGATTAATAGATAAAATTGATAGAGATATACGCTATGTCGTAAAAAGAAGTGGAGATAAAGTACCATTTCATTCTGAAAAAATTGAAAGGGCGGTCATAAAGGCGATGAAAAGCATCGAAATGGTAGATGAGGAAATGGCTGAAAAAATCGCTAGACTAACCACTAAAGCGATTTTTAGGAATAATAAAGAACACGTTCCTCATGTTGATGAAATACACGACATGGTGGAAAATAAATTAATGGATAATGGTTTGAATGACGTTGCGAAAGAGTACATCATTTACCGTTCAAAAAGTAGACCCAATATTTTTTCTAAAAGAACAAATCTAAAACCATATGATTACCCTAATCTTAATGAATATGTAGACGCTATAAGACATTCATATTGGGTTCACACAGAATTTAATTTTACGTCCGACATACAAGACTATAAGGTCCATTTAAATAAGAAAGAAAAATCTGCAGTTGAAAGAGCTATGTTAGCAATATCACAAATAGAAATTGCAGTTAAAACATTTTGGGGTGACATATACAAAAGAATGCCTAAACCTGAGATTGGAAGTGTAGGGGCTACTTTTGCGGAATCAGAGGTTAGACATGCGGATGCTTATTCACACCTAATACAGCTTTTAGGTTTAAATAAAAAATTTGAAAATTTACTTGAAGTACCCGCAATTAGAAGAAGAATTAAATACTTAGAAAAATCTATTACTAACTCAAAAGCGGTAGAAAACAAAGAATACTTTGAATCGATTGTATTGTTCTCTATGTTTATTGAAAATGTATCATTATTTTCACAATTTTTAGTTATTATGTCATTTAATAAACATAAAAACAAATTGAAAGGGATTAGTAATGCGGTTGAAGCGACATCGAAAGAAGAAAATATTCACGCTGAATTTGGATTTGAGTTGGTTAACTTAATCAAACAAGAAAACCCCGATTGGTGGACACAAGAACTAGTGGAGGATTTAATAATCTCAACTCACGAAGCGTATGAGGCTGAGCAAGAAGTGGTAAATTGGATTTTTGAAGAGGGAGACTTAGAATTTCTCACTAAAAAACAAACATTGGAGTTTATTAAACACAGATTTAATGTATCTTTAAATTCAATTGGTATTGATAGTGTTTTTGAAGTTAATGAAACAATATTAGAAACCACGGAATGGTTTGACGATGAGATTTTAACTACAAAACACACAGACTTCTTTAATAAAAGAAGTATTAACTATAGTAAAAAATCAAAATCAATCACATCAAACGATTTATTTTAAAACGATATAACTAAAATGGAAAATAGAGAAAATTTTGAATGGATAAATGAGGAGTCCATTACCTTTCTTCGTAGAGGATATCTTAGTGACGGAGAAGAGGCGTTAGATAGAATTCGCACTATAGCTAATCACGCTGAAAAAATACTAGGAATCGAAGGGTTCGCGGATAAATTTTATGAATATATGGGTCGAGGATGGTATTCACTATCTTCACCTGTTTGGGCTAATTTTGGTAAAAAAAGAGGTCTACCTGTCAGTTGTTTTGGGTCAAATATATGTGACAACATAGAGTCAATATTATATACACAAGCAGAAGTGGGCGAAATGAGTAAAATGGGTGGAGGTACCTCAGGTTACTTTGGTAATATTAGAGAAAGAGGTGCTGAGATTACAGACAATGGACATGCTCCAGGCTCAGTTCATTTTATGAACTTATTTGAAAGTGTTGTCGATAATATTTCACAGGGGTCTACTAGAAGAGGTAGATTCTCTCCATATTTACCTGTAGAACATCCTGATATTATGGAATTTTTAGAAATTGGTACCGAAGGTTTTCCTATTCAGGACTTAACACATGCGGTAACTGTTACTGATGAGTTTATGAATGATATGATAGGTGGGGATAATGAAAAAAGAGCGATTTGGGCTAAAGTAATACAAAGAAGGGGGGAAATTGGATATCCTTATATTATGTTTAACGATACTATGAATAATAAAGCTCCCGATGTTTATAGAGATAAAGGTGCTAAAATTTATAACTCTAACCTTTGTTCGGAAATAGCTTTACATAACTCAGATGAGGAGTCATTCGTATGTGTTCTTTCATCCATGAATGTACTTCATTATGATGAGTGGAAAAATACAGATGCGGTTGAGATAATGACCTTCTTTTTAGATGCCGTTGTAAGTGAATTTTTAACAAAAATTGAAAATATTAGAGACGATGGTACTATAGAAGGTAAAAGAGGATTCTTTTATTTGGAGAAGGCATATAACTTCGCAAAAAGACAAAGAGCGTTAGGTTTAGGTGTTTTAGGTTGGCACTCACTATTACAATCTAAAAACTTACCTTTTGACACTAAAGAAAGCGCTAAACTTAATGTAGAAGTTTTTAAATTGATAAAAGAAAAGTCATATAAGGCTTCTGAAGACTTGGCTAAAATTTTTGGAGAACCTGAATATCTTGAAGGTTATGGTAGAAGAAATGTTACTCTAAATGCAATTGCACCTACTACCTCATCAGCGTTTATTTTAGGACAAGTATCACAATCAATAGAACCTATATGGTCTAATTGTTATGTTAAAGACGTTGCTAAATTAAAAGTTACTATTAAAAATCCGGTACTTAAAAAACTATTACAAGAGTTAGGTAAAGATACCAAACAAGTGTGGGACAGTATTAAGAAAAGAGATGGTTCAGCTCAACACTTAGATTTTTTAACTAAAGAGCAAAAAGATGTATTTAGAACATTTGCCGAAATAAATCAAGCGTCCATAATCAACCAAGCGGCTATCAGACAAGACTATATTGACCAATCACAGTCATTAAACTTAATGGTTTCACCTGATATGCCAACAAAAGATATAAATAAACTGTTAATTGACGCTTGGAAACTAGGAGTAAAAACACTATATTATCAACATTCGATGAACTCAGCTCAGGCTTTCTCAAGGAAGAAATTAAACCTCAACGACTTACAATGTGTTGCTTGTGAAGGATAATAAAATAAAACCCATCTAAAAAGGTGGGTTTTATTTATAAAAATATTATATCGAATATTTATTGTTATGGCAATAAATAAATCATATGGTATAAAATTTCCATTTTCTGAAAGTGTTAATGGTAACTATCTCACTCGGACAAAAACTGCCGAAGATGAGATAAGGACGGATTTATTACATTTAATATTAACAAGGAAAGGTAGTAGATATTACTTACCTGACTTTGGAACTAGGATATATGAGTTTATTTTTGAACCAATGGACGGACCAACATTTGATGCAATAAAATCAGATATACAAACATCAGTTGATAAATACATACCTAATTTACAGATTAATGACATATCTATATCCCCTTATAGTGAAGATGATAGGAATGTTTCGGGTACTCTAAATACCGAAGACGAAAATTCTGAATATGAAATGTTTGACATTTTTAGAACTGCAGGTGAAGGGGTAGATGAATATACTGCGAAAGTAAAAATAGACTATTCTATTAAAGATACTACATTTGAAAGTAGAGATTTTATAATAATTAATATTTAAATTATATGGCTAATCGTAAAATATCATATACGGAAAGAGATTTTGAAGGTTTAAGACAAGACCTTATAAACTTTACAAGACAGTATTATCCGGACCTCATTGATAATTTTAATGACGCTTCCGTATTCTCAGTATTTTTAGATTTAAACGCGGCTATTGGAGACAACTTAAATTATCATATAGACAGAAGTATACAAGAAACTGTATTACAATACGCTCAACAAAAATCTTCAATATATAATATCGCTAGAACATATGGATTAAAAATACCTGGTAATAGACCTTCTATTGCGTTATTAGATGTGTCTATTACTGTTCCAGCTTTTGGAGACCAAGAAGACAGTAGGTATTTAGGTATTATAAGGTCAGGTTCTCAGTTTATAGGTGCGGGTCAAATATTTGAAAACCAAGACGATATCGACTTTAGTACTCAATATAATAGTAGTGGATTCCCTAACAGAACTAAAATACCGAATTTTGATAGTAATAATCGAATTATTAATTATACTATAACTAAACGAGAGGTTGTTGTTAATGGTACCACTAAAATATTTAAAAAAGTAATTAATAATAATGATGTTAAACCATTTTATGAGTTCTTCTTACCTGAAAAAAACGTTATAAGTATAACATCATTAATTCAGAAAGATGGTATTACTTACTCAAGCCCACCTACTTATGGTGAATTTATAACTGCACCTGATAGATGGTATGAGGTAGATGCGTTGGCAGAAAATACAGTATTTGTTGAAGACCCCACAAAGGCTTCAGATAATCCAGGGATAAAAGTGGGTCGTTATATTGAAACTGAAAGTAGATTTATTTCTGAATATACACCTGAGGGTTATTGTAAATTAACTTTCGGTTCCGCTACAGTTACTGCTGACGACCAGTTAGCTCAATTTGCAAAAACAGGAATACCGCTTAGGCTTGAAAATTATCAAAACAATATTGGGTTAGGTAGAACTGTTAAGGCTAATACTACACTATTTGTTAAATATAGAATAGGGGGTGGGATAGGTTCTAACATCGGGGTAAACACAATCAACCAAATCGGAACCATTAATTTTTCGGTTAACGGACCATCACCTAACATTAATCAGAATGTAATTCAAAGTTTAAGGTCTAATAATGTAACCGCAGCGATAGGTGGGGGTAACTTACCTACTACTGAGGAAGTGCGTAATATGGTTACCTATAATTTTGCGGCACAAAAAAGGGCCGTTACGGTAAATGATTATAATTCTTTAATTAGAACTATGCCGAGTAGGTTTGGAGCGCCGGCTAAGGCGTCTATAACGGAAGAGGATAATAAGATTAAAATAGAAATATTATCATTTGATGATAATGGTAAGTTAACTAGTAACGTATCAAATACATTAAAACAAAATATTGCAAATTATTTATCTAATTACAGGATGATTAATGATTATATTTCAGTAAGAAGTGCTCAAGTAATTGATTTAGAATTTGTATTTTCAGTGTCAATGGAATCTAGTGAAAATCAAGGACAAGTAATAACGAGTATAGTTGATAGTGTTAATTCATATATGTCACCATCGACTAATCTATTAGGTAAGAACATAAATATATCCGACATAAGGAGATTAATACAAGATATTCCTGGAGTTAGTACATTGGCGGATTTAAAAGTTTTTAATAAAACTGGGGGTCAATATTCGTCTTCAGAAACTTCACAAAGATATTTGGACAAAAACACTAAACAAATTGAATTAATTGATGATACTATTTTTGCACAACCAAATCAGATATATCAGGTAAAGTTTCCTGAAAAAGATATCAAAGTTAGAATAAAACAATTGAAGAACGTAGATTTCTCATAATTTTCTTCCATATACTTTTATTTAAATAGTTTTAAAATTAGTATAAATAACTATTTATTTTAAAAGTAATTTTATGTCAAAGTCATATAGGTTTAGAACAAAAGTTGGGGTCGACAGGGAAGTACGTCTTAATATAGAGCAAGATTTTGATTTTTTGGAAATCTTATCGTTAAAATTACGACAAGAAGATTTATATGAAAGATTTTGTGCGGATTATGGAGTTGTAACTGGACGAGTGATTGCTAATGGTGGATTTGGAGTACCTAATGTAAATATTTCTATATTTGTACCATTAGATGATATTGACCAAAATGATAATATTATATCTACTCTTTACCCTTATAAAAATATACAGACAAAAAATGAAGATGGGTATAGATATAATCTTTTACCATACGTAAAAGAGTATGGAGGTCATACACCTACGGGTACTTTTCCTGACCGAGAAGATGTTTTAACTCGAAAAGAAGTTTTACACGTTTACGAGAAATATTACAAGTACACAGTAAAAACAAACAACTCAGGAGACTTTATGATAGTCGGGGTACCATTGGGTCAACAAAAGTTAGTTATGGACTTAGACCTATCTAATATAGGTCAATTCTCATTACGACCCTCTGACTTAATAAGGATGGGGATGGGAGTTCCGACACAGTTTAATGGACAACAATTTAAAGCTTCACAAGATTTAAAAAGTTTACCACAAATAGTCAATAGCGTACAAGAAGTGGATGTCACACCATTTTGGGGTGAAAATGATTTATGTGATGTTGGGATTACTAGAAGTGATTTCGATTTAAGAGATTTAGGTATTGAAATACAACCACAGGCAGTTTTTATGGGCTCCATATTTAGTAGTACTGATGAGGATTATTTAAAAGGGAATTGTAAACCTAAAAATGATACAGGTAAATTATGTGATTTATCTACAGGTCCGGGTCAAATACTATGTATAAGACAAACAACGGATGTCGATTTTTCAGGTAATCCTATTTTAGAACAATTTATTTTTGAAGAAGGTGGTAATATAATTGACGATAACGGTACGTGGTTAATTGACCTTCCGATGAATTTAGACTATGTAATAACTAATGAATTCGGGGAACAAATTATATCAATAGACCCATCTATCGGAATCCCTACTAAAAGTAAAAGTAGATTTAAAATAAAATGGCAAAATGAGTCGGGATTAGACGGGGAAATAATAAGAGCGAACTACTTAATTCCCAACATAAAAGAACATGGATGGACAGGAACGACCGTTAACGATAGACCTGATGAAGAGACATGGAATAAATCGTATTCATTTTCTTTGAATTGGGATGATTACTACGATAAGAACGCGGCTATTAATTGTGATGATAGTTTTTATGAGTTTAATTTTAATAAAGTTTATACAGTTGCGTCTCATATTGACAGATTTAAATGGGGGTTTAATAGAATAAAACATCTTGGGATAAAAGAGATTAACGATAAAACGTGTCAGTCAGAAATTAATAAACCACCCATAAATGACGCACAAAGAAACGGTAACTTTTTTATACTTTTATTTAATTATCTTATCACTATTTTAGTTCCTTCATTTATTTCGTTAATAATTTTAATGCATGTTTTGGCTGTTTTATATCCGATAGTAAGGGCCATACTAAATATTATAATAGCAATTATAAATGGAATTATATATGTGATGTGTGTTATCATATCCATTTTCTCAAGGAGACTAAGTAGGGAAGATTGTAAAAGTGCATTAATCGAACCACTACCTAAAGAAAATCCATTTAAAAACATTTCACTACCTATGATTAGTTATCCTGATTGTGAGACTTGTAATTGTAGTTCTGATAGTGTTTCAGAAGAAGATAGTCAAGAGTTAAATGACTTAGCGGATGAGCTAACATTTGGACCAATTGCGGATATTACTTGGAGTGAGTCTTATCAGGTAAACGCGTGTAATGCGAATGTTGACGGAACATCTACACCAACCATTATGTCTCCATGGACTGGTAGATTTTTAAGTAGTGGATATGACAGTAACAGTGGTCCTGGATTTTATAAAAACCAAATAAAACTAGAAACTGATAAAGATGGAGAAAGGGACCAACCCGAATGGTATAAATCACCTGTATATCCCATATATAAAGACGGGCCAAATGAACCTCCGAGCAAAACTAGATGGAGATTTTCACCTAACCCAACATGGGCTCAAGCTTTAAATCTTATGAACCGAAGACATATGTACTTCGGAGATAACGGTAACCAAAACTTCGGTCCATCAACAACTAACAGAATGCTTGTTAGGACAGTAAACGACCACTTTGGATATAACGCATCTACGCCATGGACAGACAGTTGTTTTATTATGGTATTGGACCCAGGTAGTGTAGTAATACCAGGACAGTTATTTACCTTTAATGACCCGTCTACCATTTCAGACCCTAACGTTAATCGTTACCCTAGCGGTAATCAGTTTAATAATAATGGTCTTACGGGTAATTCCATAAATTATAATGAAAATGGTTACACTACTATAGATATAAAATATTTGAAACCTAATGGTGTCGCAAGTACTGCACAGGGAGTCACTATAGTAAATACTGGTGCAACTACAAGTTATAAATATAAGGCGGGAGTAGAGTACTTCCAAGTTATAACAGGTATGACTAGGTCTGAGGTTAACTCTATAACTACTGGAACCACTAACGGATTACTTAGGAGGTATCTCTTAGATTATAAGGTGGGTTACCAATGTGAGGAAAATGACCAAACTGATGGAGATGCCCATAACTTAGCGACGGTAAGTCACTTCTATAAACAGGGTAATACTAACGAAAATGATTTAGTTATTGTATTTGCAACAAGAGGAGTTGACCCATATAGTCCAAAGCAAAAGATGAAATATGATTTATCTAAACTATTTGGATATGAGACTAGTTCGGGTGAGTTTGATGATTGGGCTAATGAAGTAACTGTAGAAGGAGAATACTACTTAAATATACCGATACAACCCAATGTATTAACAGGTGAAAATACCGCAACCCAAGACGGTATTTGGAGAAATTCGAATAAAACCCCAGTACCTCACTTTAAGTGGGTGGGTGATGACCTTAAGTTCGAAGACACTAATAACTATGGATATGGTGGAGACGGATTTAGTGCCAAAGCGTTATATCACCCATCTTATACTGCTAATTTTGGTAATAGCGGGGAAAATTACCAATCCTTTTCTACCGAATGTTTTAACAAATACGTTTCTTTAGATAAACAATTAGTTAATGATAACCGTTACAAAAATTATATGGGTGTTGATGGTAATGGGGTAAATTGTCCTGACGGACCAGGTAGTGGATACCCCAACAAAGGTATGGACCCATGGTTTCAAAGAGGAATAGAAGGTTGCGGGTATCAATACTCAGATAAAAATAATGATAAAAGGAACTTAAAAAATACTGACGATACGAAAATCATTACGGTATCTCCACTATACCTCTCTAGAAATTTATCAGACCAACAGGTAATTACTAATATGTCTAATGTCAACAGGTTAGTGTTTAGGTCGGATAGAATACCAACAGGAGACCAATTTGATAGGTTTGAATATAACAATAACGAACCTGAATTTAGAAGGTATGGATTACATTTAAATCTAAGACAACAGTTATTCTTTTTAGATGAAGAGGGTACGGTAACAAATATAGAGGGAGAAGTGGTGACTTCATCGGACGACACTGGCAATGCTGCCGACGCTTCAGAAGACGCAAATTCAGTAACATCGGAAGTAATACAAAGTTTCGGATGTCAAGGTATGGTACCTTTAAACTGTTATCAAGGACAGGGTGAGGAATTTGAAGTTGTTAACCCATGTGACCTACCTGGACCTATTGATAGTGATGAAAGAGTTGTTAACGGATGTTACCGTTTCGTGATTAGAAGATTAATACTTACAATTCCTAGAGACATACAAATGTTTTTTGAATGGAGAGTAAGGATAAGATTTATGTTTGCACTATGCCAGGGAGTTATTGGGCAAATGTTTCAAAATAACTGGTTAAATGGGTCTCTATATATGCCCTCATTTCAAAAACAAACCATATATAATTCAGATAATCAACCTAAACGGTATCGTTTCTGTGGTGACCCCCAACAATTTTGGGTCAATAGAAGGTACCAAGGACCATTATATTTTAATACCGAAACAAACTCATTCTTTTATCGTTCGACACCTTTTAATGATGATACGAATCAATTTATAGGTCAGGAGCCAGGTAGGGATTATTACTCCGGTCAAAATGATAAAAACATTTGGTACCCAACAACTATTAATGAGTTAGGACCAAGAGATGAGTTCACAAAAGAGATTGCGTTTTCACCTGAATTTGAAGGTTATATAATTGATACAATAGAAACTACAAGTTATAACGACCCATCTAATATTGATATTTTATTTATAGTCTCCCGTTTGGCGAACGCCAACTTTTTGGAACAAGTGTTAGGTGCTGGAGACGGTTCTGTGGGAATGCTTTTCTCAAGAGAGACTCAGATTTTAGGGCTCTCAAATCCACTTGACAGTCGGGTTGATGGGGACTACGCTCAAATGGTAGGTATTAACTCTGAGTATGGTGTTATACCATTTTTAGAAGGTAATTATGAAGACAGTATTTCTTTAATAGATGATAGATTTGGTATTTGGTTTAGTTCGAATACAATTAATAGGAGAGTTATTACGAATGGAGTGACTACATTTGGAACCGAACCGACAGGTCCGACA